TTGGCAGGATAGAACGCTTGCTGGTTTTACAACAACTCCTGGAGCTGGAATTGGTACAACAAATCCAGTTTATGGATATAACTTAAATAGATTTTTAAGTTCTCCAACTGGATCTGGAAATCTTACTATTTCTGGTGGTTCAGTTTCTTTAGGAATTGATACTTCTTTTACTGGTGTATCTACGATAATAAATAATAGAACTTACTATCTTGGACAATCCTTCACAAAAGGAATATCAAATCCAGAAGTTAAAAAATATTCTGGAAACATAATTTATGTTGATAATAGACCTTCTATCACCCGTTCATCTAACCAAAAAGAAGACATTAAAGTAATATTGCAATTCTAAACAACTATGTCACAGGTTACCAATCTCAACGTTGCTCCATATTTTGATGATTTCAATGCACTAAGAACAGGAGCAAAAGATAAGGACTATTATCAAGTTCTTTTTAAACCAGGATATCCTGTACAAGCAAGAGAATTAACTACACTACAATCAATATTACAAAATCAAATCGAAAGATTTGGTCAACACTTCTTTAAAGAAGGTGCTAAAGTTATTCCGGGAAATACTTCATATAATGCTTTCTATTATTCCATTCAATTACAGAATACTTATCTTGGAGTGCCTGTAGACTTGTACGCAAGTCTTTTAGTTGGCAAAAAAATAACAGGATTAACATCTGGAGTTACTGCTGTAGTTGATAGGGCACTATTATCTACAGGTTCAGAAGGATCAGAAAGAGGAAAGACAACTCTTTATATTCAGTATTTAAATTCTGATCCAGTTAACAACACTGTAGAAACTTTTTCTGATGGCGAATTATTAACTTGTTCTGAAAATATTCAGACAGAGGATTTGGGATCTACCATTATTCCTGCAGGACAACCTTTTGCATCTACATTAGAAGCAGAGGCAACATCAACAGGTTCTTCCTTTCAAATAACCAATGGAGTTTATTTTATTCGAGGAAGGTTTGTATCGGTAGAATCTGAAGTGCTTTTATTAGATCAATATTCAAACACTCCTAATTATAGAGTTGGATTATTTGTAACGGAAGAAATTATTAATTCTGATCTGGATGAAACATTAAATGACAATTCTCAAGGATACAATAACTATGCTGCCCCAGGCGCTGATAGATTAAAAATATCTATTAGACTTACCAAAAAAGCACTGAATGATTTTGATGATAATAATTTTGTTGAACTTGCCACCATTGAAAATGGAACTTTAAGATCTAAAAAGACAAACACTGACTATAATATTATTGCAGATGAATTTGCAAGAAGAACTTTTTCAGAATCTGGAAATTATACGACAAAGGCATTTGATATATTTTTAAATGAGTCTCTAAATGACAAAGAGGGTAATAGAGGGATATATACAGAAAGTCAGTTAACTCCTGCTGGGTCTGTTCCTAATGATAATCTCGCATTGTATAGAGTTTCTCCGGGAAAGGCATTTGTACGTGGATATGAAGTCGAAACAATAAGTTCTAATTATCTAGATGTACCAAAACCAAGAACAACAAAAACTTTAAATAATCAATCATTTGCTTTTAATACTGGTTCATCTTTTACATTAAACAGAGTATATGGTTCCCCAATTACAGGAATTGGTAATACATATGTCCTTAGTTTAAGAAGTGAAAGAGTAGGATCGAGTCAAACTACTAGTGCAGGAAAAGAAATTGGATTAGCAAGAGTCTATGATTTTAAATTAGAGTCTGGATCTTATGATACAACCAACTCAAATTTGAATCGTTGGCAAATATCTTTATATGATATCCAAACCACATCAGAAATTACGGTAAATGAACCAATCACATTAACTGTTCCGACTTATATAAAAGGAAATAGAAGTGGGGCAACTGCCTTTTTGAAGGATGCAGTTACTGGTCAAAGAACTTTTTCTGTTTATGAAAAAAATGGCGAATTTGTAACCAATGAATCATTTACGATTAATGGCATCAATGACACTAGAGTTTCAATAGCGGTAACATCATACGGAATATCTGATGTAAAATCCGTTTATGGAATTGTTGGATCTGCAAAAACTTTCACTGCAGATATTATTCCATCTATATCATTGGATGTTGGAACTGCGGTTATTTCTCCAGTTCATGCTGGAATAAGTACAGTAACATCAACTAATGTCAATTTCCCAAATAACAATTTAAAAGTAGGAACACTGGTTAGATACAGTGATCCAAATTATACAGATCCGATTGTTGCATCAATTGTTAGCGTTGGAACAACTCAAGTTACTGTTTCTGGAGTAACAACTGTTTCCGGTATTGTAAATGGATCTCTCCCTAATACTACATTTAATGCTACTGATTTTAGTGTTTTAACATCAAAATTTGACTCCTCTTCAGATAATACATTTTATACCGTTTTACCAAAATCAACAATTTCGTCAGTTGATTTGTCTTCATCATCAATAAGTATCAGAAAACAATACAATGTAGATATTGTAAGTGGACAACTTTCATTAGCAGTGTCTGCAGGAACTAACGAAACATTTTTACCATTTGATGAAGAAAGATACACTTTAGTTAGATCTGATGGATCATATGAAATTTTAAGATCAGACAAACTAAGTTTTTCTTCAAATTTTAATACCCTCCAAATCTATGGTCTTGGATCCAATGATATTGGAGCGACTCTATATACAACTTTAAGAAAAATTTCACCAACATCAAAAATAAAAAATAAAAATAGAGTTAATACTTTAGTTATTAATAAATCTAAAAATTCTGCTTCTGGAATTGGAAGCACAACGCTAAATGATGGATTAACATATGGAAATTATCCATATGGAACTAGAGTTCAGGATGATGTAATATCATTGAATGGGCCAGATGTAATTAATGTTCTAGGTGTTTTTGAATCAACTGATAATAATGATCCATCGGCACCAAAAATGACTTTGGCATCTATTAATAGTCCCACATCAAAAACAACAGATTTGGTGATAGGAGAAAAAATCTTTGGAAAAACTTCTGGGGCATCAGGAATAATTGCTGAAAGATTAACAGATTCTCAAATAACATTTATTATAAAATCTAGTTCAAACTTCATTGAGGGCGAAATAGTCGAATTTAAAGAATCTAGTGTTCAAGCTGTTATTTCATCACTCAGTAGTCCAAGTTTAAATATATCATCGAAATTTACTTTTAACAATGGTCAAAATGGATTATTCTATAACTATGGAGTTATAAAAAGAAACCAATATACTTCTCAACCATTGAGAAAAATCAAAGTTTACTTTATTAATACATTCTATGATTCTTCTGATAATGGAGACATTACGACAACAAATTCATATCAATCTTTTGATTATATCAAAGATGTCTCAAAAGTGAATGGAATCAGAAATACTGATATTATTGATATAAGACCAAGAGTTTCTAATTATACAGTATCTCCTGGTTCTAGATCTCCATTGGAATTTAAAGGTAGAACATTTAACGCAACAGGAAATACTGCTACCAATATTTTAGCCTCTGATGAAACCATAACTCTTTCATATTCTTACTATCTGGGAAGAATGGATAGAATTTTTCTATCATCGGATGGAAGATTTCAAGTTTCATCTGGAGTTCCTTCAGAAAATTTTGAACCACCAACAGTTATTGATGGTTGTTTAGAAATAGCATCAATAAAACTTCCTCCATATCTGTTTAATGTTTCTGATGCCTCCATCAGATTTTTGGAAAATAAAGGATATACAATGTCCGACATTAGAAGACTGGAAAATAGAATTAAAAATTTAGAGTATTACACATCTTTATCTTTACTAGAAACAAGTACTTCTAGTTTGTTCATCCCAGATTCAAATGGATTAAACAGATTTAAATCTGGATTTGCTGTCGATAATTTTAAAACATTACTTCCACAGGAATCTCAAATTCCCGTCAATAATAGTATTGATGTAAAAAATGGAGAAACGAGACCAAAACACTATACAACGTGTTTAGATTTGGCATTTGGACCTGTCGTAAATATTGATCCAAATAGAGATTTGGCATTTACTAATCCAGAAGGAAATAATATTAAAAAAACTGGTGATATTGTAACTCTCAATTATACTGAAGTTGAGTGGTTAAAACAAACTTTTGCAACAAGAACCGAAAGTATCACTCCATACATTATAAGTTTTTGGCAAGCTACCTTAGAATTAACTCCACCATCTGATACTTGGTTAGATACTGTTAGACTAGAACCAAAAATTATCAATAAAGAAGGAAACTATTCGCAGACTATTGCCACCGCCGTTGCAACTTTAGGTTTCGATCCAAATAAAGGATTTGCTCCTGTTGCTTGGAACTCTTGGGAAACTGATTGGATAGGTACAGAAAGAATAGTTGAAACCATTCAAAGAACAGAAGTAGTAGAAAGAAATAGAAGAAATATTGGAGGAGGATTTCATGCTTGGGGATTTTCTCCTGATGGTAGATGGGGAAATTTTACTTGGCAAAGACAAGAAGTTACTACAACAGAAAATGTCATCGAAGATGTTATTTCAACTTCTACAACAACTGGACAGGAATCTAGAACAGGTACTCAAACTTTCATTACAGAACAGTTTGATGTCACATCAACTGGAGAAAGAATGATTAGTAGAGATCTCGTTAAGTTTATGAGATCTAGAAATGTTCAAATCACTGCTAAGAGATTAAAACCAAATACAAAATTATATGGATTCTTTGATGGGATTGATGTTACAAATTATTGTGTGCCAAAACTTCTTAATATTAGTATGATTTCTGGATCTTTCCAAGTTGGAGAGACTATAATTGGTACAATGAATAACTCTGGATTGAATAGAGATGTTCCAGGAGTCACCCCAAGAATAACTTTTAGAGCAGCAGCTCCAAAACATAGAGAAGGTCCCTATATTAATCCCACCCTTCAATTTACCCAAAGTCCATATTCCAATAGAGTAATTCCAAGTACATACTCATCTACCTCAGAAATACTTAATGTAGATACTTTTTCATTATCAGATAAAGTTCAAGGAGAATATGGTGGATGGGTTGCTCCAGGTATGATATTTGTTGGACAAACTAGTGGTGCTATTGCAACACTAAACGATTTGCAAATAATATCAGATATTTCTTCTAATTGCATTTTTAGTTTCTTCATACCAAATCCAAATGTATCTAGTAACCCTAGATTTGAAACTGGAACTAAAGTTTTTACCTTAATTAACAGCCAAACTAATGATCAAAATAGAGCAACTACAATTGGAGAAGAAACTTATTCTGCTAGCGGTGTTTTAGAAACTTTCCAAGAGGAAATTACTTCTGTTAGAAATGCTAGAATTGAAAATAAACAATTGTTTGAGGAAAGAGCTATTTTTAGCACCACAGGTCCTCAACTCATTTCATCAACTACAGTTAATTCACAAACAAGAACGGATGTTCAAAATGCTTGGGTTGACCCACTGGCACAATCATTTTTAGTTGAAGAAGATAATGGAATTTTCTTAACAAGTTGTGATGTATTCTTCCAATCTAGAGATGATAATGATATACCAGTTATATTACAAATAAGAACCATGCAGACTGGGATTCCTACTCAAAAAGTTTTACCTTTCTCGGAAGTTGTTCTCAATCCAGATCAAGTAAACATATCCAATGATGGGACATCTGCAACTAGATTTACTTTTAAATCTCCTGTTTATCTTGAAGGTAATGGTAGAGAATATGCAATTTGTTTGCTCTCACTTTCAACAAAATATCAAGCGTTTATTTCAAGAGTTGGCGAAGAGGATTTATTAACTCAAACATTTATATCCAATCAACCATATCTTGGTTCTTTATTCAAATCTCAAAATGGTTCAACTTGGGATGCAAGTCAATGGGAAGACTTGAAATTTACTTTGTATAGAGCAGACTTTGTGACCAAAGGAGATATTCAATTCTATAATCCAGTATTGTCAGAAGGGAATGAACAAGTAGCAACATTATTACCAAATAGTCTTGATATTAGTTCAAGGCAGATTAGAGTCGGTTTTGCTAATACTATTAATGATACCCAATTAAACTTGGGCAATACTGTTTTACAGCACGGCACTAATGCAACAGGAAACTATGTAGGAAGTGCTGGATCTGCTACTGGTTCTCTTAATATTATTAACGCAGGAATCGGGTATACTCCATCATCTGGAGGAAAAACTTTTGGCGGAGTAAATCTTGTAACAATTACTGGTACAGGAAGAAATGCGACTGCAAACATTACCGTTAACAACGGAGTTGCAATTGGTGCCACCATTAATAATGGTGGAATTGGATATCGGGTAGGAGACGTTTTAGGGATAGGCACTATTGGAACTATTCCAACAGGATTTAATGCACAACTTTCTGTTACATCTATTTCTAATGTAAATGAGATTATTTTAGATAATGTTCAAGGTGAGTTTATAGTTTCTGGAGCAGGAAACACTGTAAGTTATATTAACAATTCAGGAATAACTACGCAATTAAATTTAAGTAATGGTGCTAATGTTCAAATTAGTAATATTGAAGTTGTAAATGATGGACTTCATATTTTAGTTAATCACACTAATAGTGGTATGTACTTTGAGGATAATTATGTAACTTTATCTAATGTAAATTCGGACATTATTCCAACTAAACTTATCACTGCGTATGATACAGATTCTACAACTGCTATTTCTGTAGAAGATGCATCTTTATTCTCTCAATTCGAAAATGTTGGAGTTGGCACAACTAATGTTGGATACTTGAAGATTGGAGATGAAATTATTGGATATACTCAAGTTACTGGCAATACTATTGGAGGAACTATAACAAGAAATGTATTAGGATTTAAGAAAAATTATCCAGTGGGCACTTTAGTTTATAAATATGAACTAGGTGGAGTTTCTCTTAGAAGAATTAATAAAACACATTATTTGAACGATGCAACGGTTTCTAATCCAATAACATTTGATTCTCATAATATTAAAATTAATATGGCATCTGATGGAAATGATAGAAGCACTGATGTTGGATTCCCCAAACTTTATTTCAATGAATCTAAGTTCTCTGGTGGCAATCAAATCAAATCAACACAAAATATACCATTTGAAATTATTTCTCCAATGGTACAACATCAAGTTGTAACTGGAACTAAATTAGATGCTAAAATTAGAACTATAACAGGACAAAGTTTAAGTGGAACTGAAGTTCCTTATCAGAACGCAGGATATGAAAATGTAACATTGAATAAATCAAATTATTTGACTAGTACTAGAATAGTTTGTTCAGACATTAACGAAGCAAATAATTTAACTGGACTTGCTTTGCCGGGCAACAGGTCATTCAATATGCAATTAGATTTAGAAACTACTGATTCTAGAGTGTCTCCTGTTATTGACACTCAAAGAGTGAGTGCTATTTTTATTTCGAACAGAATTAACAGTATAATTACAGATTACGCTACTGATAGCAGAGCGAATAGTCTTTTAAATGATCCTACAGCATTTACATATATTTCTAAGGAAGTCAATTTAGAAAATCCAGCAACTTCATTAAAAATTCTTCTTTCTGCTTATATCAATGAATACTCTGATATTAGAGCTTTTTACGCTATCAGTGATCGTAGCGGATTTGATCCTATATTTGTACCTTTTCCTGGATACACTAATTTAGATTATAGAGGAAGAATTATTGACGCACAAAACAATGATGGAGCGCCAGATTCTTTTGTTTCAAAGTCTCAAATACTTGATTTCGAATCAAATCAACTTGATTATAAAGAAAATGTATTTACTGTAAATGAATTGCCATCATTTAAATTTTATAGAATTAAAATTGTTGCTACAGGAACAAATCAAGCTTATCCCCCAAGATTTAAAGAACTTAGAACAATTGCTTTAGCATAAAATGACAAGGGAATATATAAAAGTTTCTGGACACTCCGACTTAGTTAGAGATCCAGTAACAAACTCAATTATTAATACAAATATGACTGGGTATAACGAATATCTAGCAATGCGAGATATTAAATCAAAAGAGAATCAAAAAGTACATTCTATTGAGGAAGAAGTTGCTAATATAAAAAATGATATGGACGAAATTAAATCTTTACTAAGGCAGTTAATCAATGGATCCAAATAAAATAGAATTAGAAAATTTGAGTAAAAGTTTTGAATACTTTAAAGCAGCATCTGAAATTGACTCCATCTCAGATTTAGATCAGATTAAAGAAATTGCAAAATGTTACTTCAAGTTGTATTTAAAACAACAAGAAATTCTTTCTTCCATAATAAAAACAGAATCATAAATATTTTAAGAGGTTATTAACCATGGCGCAACCTTCAACGAGACAAGAATTAATAGATTATTGTAAGAGAAAACTTGGTGCGCCTGTTTTAGAAATAAATGTCGCTGATGAGCAAATTGAAGATTTAGTAGATGACGCTATTCAATTTTTTCAGGAAAGACATTTTGATGGCGTTTATCCTACTTTTTATAAATATAAAATAACTCAAAATGATATTGATAGGGGTAGATCTAGAGGCGGAAGCGCCTCAGTAGGAATTGCTACAACAACAGCAACAACAAATATTGTAGGCACAGCGACTACATTTACATACGAAGAAAACAGCAATTATCTGCAAGTTCCGCCCAATATTATTGGAGTGAATAAAATTTTCACATTTGATGGAACTAATACAATTACTCACAATATGTTTAGTGTAAAATATCAGTTATTCTTGAATGATATTTACTATTGGGGAACTACAGAACTTCTTAGTTATGCGATGGTAAAGACTTATTTGGAAGATCTAGATTTTCTTCTCAATACTCAAAAACAAATTCGTTTTAATAAAAGACAAGACAGATTATACTTGGATATTGATTGGGCATCCGTAAGAAAAGATCAATATCTTATTATCGACTGTTACTCAACATTTGATCCAAATGATTACAGTAGAGTTTGGAATGATTCTTTTATTAAACCATATTTGACCGCACTTATTAAAAGACAGTGGGGACAAAATTTAATTAAATTTACTGGAGTAAAATTACCTGGTGGGGTAGAACTTAATGGTAGGCAAATATACGATGATGCTCAAAAAGAATTAGATGTTTTAATGGAAAAAATGTCTAACACTTACGAAGTACCTCCTTTCGATATGATAGGTTAAACGAATGCTTAACCCATTTTTTCTACAAGGATCTAAGACTGAGCAAGGTCTTATTCAAGATCTAATCAACGAACAATTGAGAATGTATGGTGTTGAAATTCATTATCTTCCTAGAAAATACATCACTGAAAAAACCGTAATAAAAGAAGTAATAGAATCTGAATTTAATAATGCATATCCTATCGAAGCTTATGTGGATACCTATGAAGGTTATGGAGATAATCCAACACTCTTATCAAAGTTTGGTATACAAGCATTAAATGAGATTACTTTGATAATTTCTAGAGAAAGATATGAAACATATATTTCACCTTTGATTGAAAAACAACCAAATATTAAATTATACTCAAGACCAAAAGAAGGTGATTTAGTTTATTTTCCTCTTGGAAAACGTTTATTTGAAATCAAATATGTAGAACATGAAAAACCGTTCTATCAACTTCAAGGATTATACACATATCAATTAAGATGTGAATTGTTTAGGTATGAAGACGAACTTATCGATACTGATATTGATGAAATAGATGAGTTAATTAGTGGAGACGGCACCAATAATTTAGAAAACGTTGGAACGGGGAATATTATAAGTCTTACAATGGTTGGTGTTGGGGTCACTGCAACAGCATCAGCATCTATTGTTAATGGTGGTATTAGATCAATCGTAGTTACAAATCGCGGTGGAGGGTATACAAGCGTTCCTACAGTTGGAATATCATCTGCACCTACGAGTGGAAAAACTGCCACTGCCATTGCTAAGATGATAGAAGGAATAGTTGTCTGCACTGATAACACAAATCCACAAGCTAAGTCAGTACAAAGCGTACAAATTATTAATTCTGGATTTGGATATACATCAAATCCGGGAGTGAGATTTATTGGTGGAGGTGGTAGTGGAGCAACAGGTATTGCATCGACAGGAAGTGGAATTGTAGGGGAAATTACTGTGACTAACGGTGGTTCTGGTTATACAACATCACCCACTATCACGTTTACTGGAGTATCCTCTGTTTCAGCAGCAGCAACAGCAGTTGTCTCCGCTGCTGGTACAATAACAGCAATTTACATTACAAACGCTGGTTTAGGATATTCTACTACGCCGACATTAACCATATCTAATCCTTCATTGAATTCAACGGGCACTTTCATATTTAATGAGATTGTCACTGGATCAACAAGCGGTGTAACTGCAAGAGTTAAATCTTGGGACTATGTTACAAATATTCTTCAAGTTTCTCAAATTAACGGAGAATTTGTTGTGGGTGAAAATATTGTGGGATCTGCATCCAGCGCCTCTCATTATTTAAAAGCAGTAGAGGTATATCCTGCACGAGATGGATATTCAGATAATTCTAAAATAGAAACTGAATCTGATGATATTATTGATTTTAGTGAAAGAAATCCTTTTGGAATGCCCTAAATACTAACTAAAGTCTTTGTTAAATAGTAGTATTATAAATTAACCACATGTTTGAGTATTTTTACCACGAAATTTTGAGGAGGACCGTAATTGCTTTTGGTTCTTTGTTTAATGATATAAGTGTCAAACATAAGGATAGTTCTGATGCAACCACGAGCGTAATTAAGGTTCCTCTTGCATATGGTCCAACACAAAAGTTTTTAGCAAGATTAAATCAATCACCAAATCTGAGTAAACCAATACAAATTACATTACCTAGAATGTCTTTTGAGTTTATTGGATTAACTTATGACGCAACAAGAAAGTCTTCCACAACTCAAACTTTTACTTCAAAGTCTGCGAATGACGGAACGGAAACTAAAAAATCATATCTTCCAGTTCCATATAATATGCAATTTGAACTTAGTATCATGTCAAAATTAAATGACGATGCTCTTCAAATTATCGAACAAATACTACCCTATTTTCAACCAGCATATACAATGACTGTTGAACTGGTAGATGTAATTAATGAGAAAAGAGATATTCCAATTGTTTTAGAAAATGTCACGATGCAGGATGACTATGAAGGTGATTTCTCAACAAGAAGAGTTCTTCTTTATACATTAAGATTC